CTGAGGCGATGGTGCAGTCAGGTGCCGGTGGGCGCAGGAGGAAGCGGACTGCGGCAGTTTCTGCACAGCTATCTGGACGACCTGCTGACCTACGGCAATGCGGTGGGGGAGATGGTGCCTTTCTGCGAAGGGGAGGGAATCGCAGCGCTGTACAATGTGCCGCTGGAAAACATCCTGATTCGGCAGGGGGAGAATCCGCTGGATGTGAAGCTGTTTGCCAACAGCCGGATGGGGGAGGCGGTGGAGCTTGCCCATCCCGAGCGGGTGCTGTACACAGCGCTGAACCCAAAGGCGGGGAGCGTGCAGGGCAGGTCGTTGCTGGAGGGGCTGCCGTTTGTTTCCTCGGTGCTGCTGAATATCTATCAGGCAATCGGGCAGAACTTTGAGCGGATGGGAAACCTTCGCTTTGCGGTGACCTACAAGCCGCAGGGCGGGGTGGACGGAGCGTATGCCAGAGAGATTGCGCAGCAGATGGCAAGTCAGTGGGCGGACACCATGCGGGAGAGCGGTCAGGTCAAGGATTTTGTGGCGGTGGGCGATGTGGACATCAAGGTCATCGGCGCAGACAATCAGGCGTTGGACACGCAGGTGCCGGTGCGGCAGATGCTCGAGCAGATCGTTGCAAAGCTGGGACTGCCGCCGTTTATTCTGGGACTGAGCTGGTCTACCACCGAGCGGATGAGCCAGCAGCAGTCGGAAATTTTGGCAAGCGAGCTGGAAAGTTATCGTGCACTGCTGACACCGGTGATCCTGCGCATTTGCAGGTATCATCTGGAGCAGACGGGACTGGGCGGAAAGGTGCAGGTGAAGTGGAAGCATATCAGCATTGCCGACGAGGTGGAGCAGGCAAGAGCCAAACTGCTGGATATGCAGGCAAAAGAGATCGAGGCAAAAATCAACCAAAGGGACAGACAGCAGGAGGGGGAGCAAGATGAAGTGTGAAAAGAAAGGGAACCTGGTCAATCGTCAGGTGACGGTCGGGCAGGAGGATCTGGAGCAGATCAACCGGCTGACCAGAAGGGAATTTAGCCAGGAGGAGCTGTATTGCTTTCGGGTGGTGTTGTGCGACAATGATGTGGACCGACAGATGGAGCGGTTTGATGAGGAGACGCTGGAGCAGCTGGCGAGGATGTTTGTGGGGAAAACGGGAATCTGCGACCATCAGCCAAAGACAGCCAACCAGCTGGCAAGAATCTATCAGGCGCAGGTGGAGTATTTCCCGGGAAAAACCAATCTACTGGGAGAACCGTACTGCGCAGTGGTGGCAAAAGCGTACATGGTGCGTACCGAGTCCAACCGCGATCTGATTCTGGAAATTGAGGCGGGCATCAAGAAGGAGGTCAGCGTGGGGTGCAGCATCAGGGAAAGCAGATGCTCCATCTGCCAGAGCGAGCGGACGTTGCAGGATTGCGGACATCGAAAGGGGGAATGGTATGAAGGAAGGCTGTGCCACACCGTTCTGCACGGGGCAGAGGATGCCTATGAATGGTCGTTTGTTGCGGTGCCTGCGCAGCGTCAGGCGGGCGTAGTCAAGGAAAGCCGTCTGGAGAGCCAGCAGAGGACGGTGCAGAAACTGTGGCAGGCAGGCGAAGAGGGCAGCGGGATGTGGATTGACCGGGAGGAAGCCTGCCAGATGAAGAGAATGATGAAAAATCTGATGGAGGACTGCGAGGATGCCAGAAGGATGGCGCGAAAGGAGCTGCTGCAAAAGGCGGCAGGGGAGCAGATGGACGAGCGCGCCAGCGAAGAGCTGTGGGAGGTGCTGGAGCTGCTTTCCATCCGCCAGATGAAGGCGCTGGGAAAGCTGATCGACAACCGACAGACAATGGAGCAGCCGCAGCTGGCGGGCAGAAGAGCGCAGAGCGGCAGGACAGAGGACGGATTTGTCATTTAGAGAGGATGGTAGAAGGATGAAGGGTGTAAGCTTACAGGGATATAACAGCAAATATGTGACCATGCTGGTCAAGGGGGAGCTGAAAGCAGGGGACCTGGTGGCAATGGGCGGCAACAACACGGTAGAGAAGGCGGTCAACAAACGATTTGTGGGTGTTGCGCACGCAATCCGAGATGGGTATGCGCTGGTGCAGACAGGTGGTTTTGCGGTGCTGGGCTACTCGGGGAATGCGCCTGCGGTGGGATTTGCCAAGATGCAGGCGGATGCCAACGCGGATGCGGTGCTGAACGAAGGCGGCGGCGAGGTGCTGGTGACCGAGGTGGATACGGTCAACAAAAGCGTCGGCATCCTGTTTTAGAGGAAGAAAAATCAGAGTTTGCAAAAGGAGTTTTTAAGATGAAGTATAACTATCAGAATATCGCGATTTCCAAGGATTTTTACAAGAGCGGAGAGGGTTTTTCCAAATGTCTGGAGCGTCTGGATCCTTCCGAGCAGTACAGGGGCACCGAGCTTGCCGGTTACGATGCGTTCCAGCGACAGCTCAAGCGATTTGACATCAAGGTGTCCGGTCAGGACAGCGACCGTTTGCAGAAATTTTTTGCGACCTCGGACAGCGCAGCCCTCTTTCCTGAGTATGTAGCAAGAGCGGTCAAGCAAGGTGTGGACGGC